TTCGCGCTGACCAACGGCAGCGAATACATGGCGTGCGGCATCCTGTCCGGCATCACCGGTAACCGCGCCAACGGCATCATCATCGATGACCCGATCAAGGGCCGCGAACAGGCCAATTCTGAGACGGTCCGCGCGAAAACGTGGGATGCGTACGAGGACGACCTGAAGACCCGTCTCATTCCAGGCGGTTGGATTGTGTTGATCCAGACCCGATGGCACGAGGATGACATCGCCGGCCGCATTCTGCCGTCGGACTGGAAGGGCGAAAGCGGGCGCATCCTGTGCAAGGACGGCAACGAGTGGGAGGTGCTGTGCCTCCAGGCGCGATGCGAGGTCGATAACGACCCGCTTGACCGGAAGCAGGGCGAGTATCTCTGGCCGGAATGGTTCGATCGCAAGCACTGGGCGCAGTTCGAACAGAACGCGCGCACCTGGGCGGCGCTGTATCAGCAGCGGCCGACACCGCTCGACGGCGATCTGTTCAAGCCGGATCAGATCAGCGTGATAGATGCACTGCCGGAAGGGCAAATCCAGTGGGTGCGCGGTTGGGACTTGGCGAGCACGACGGACGGCGACTACACCGCCGGCGTGAAGCTTGGCCGACTGCCCGACAACCGTTTCATCATCGCCGATGTCGTTCGATTGCGCGTGGGCCCGGAACTCCGTGACGCGGCGCTGGTGAACACCGCGGCGCTGGATGGCAAAAAGACGAAGCAGAGTATTCCGCAAGACCCTGGGCAGGCCGGCAAGACGCAAGTTCTGTACCTCACTCGCTCGTTGGTTGGATACACCGTCGTCACGTCGCCAGAGACCGGCGACAAGGTCACGCGCGCTGAGCCAGTAGCGGCGCAGGTCAACGTAGGTAACGTCTCGATGTTGCGCGGCGACTGGAATCTCGCGTTCATCAACGAGCTTCGCGCTTTCCCGAATGGGGCGAACGACGACCAAGTGGACGGCCTATCGCGCGCCTTTGCCGAATTGATCGTGCAGCGCGTCGCCACAGTCACCCCGCTGCGAATGTAAAAGGAAATCATGAGCGACGTCAGCACAAAGACCAGTTCCGTCACGGCGATGGAGCCGGATTGGGAATTGGCGCGCGCGCTGCTCGGTGGAACCAGGGCGATGCGCGAGGCAGGGCAGAAGTATCTGCCGAAGTGGCCGAACGAGGATCAGCGGGCGTACGACTGCCGCCTGGCATCCGCCGTGCTGTTCCCGGCTTACAAGCGCACGGTCGACACGCTGACCGGCAAGCCGTTTGCCGAGCCGATCACGTTGGGCGATGACGTGCCGGCCAATATCGCCGAGTGGACGAAGGACATCGACCTGCGTGGCCGGAACATCGATGCATTCGCCGCCGACCTGATGGAATCCGCGCTCGGGTATGGCATCGGCGGCATCCTCGTTGACTACCCGAAGACGCAGGATCAGGACGGCAGGCTGCTTTACCCCACGCGCGCAGCGGAAATCGCCGCGGGCGTGCGACCGTACTTCATCCAGATCCATCCCTGGCAGGTGCTTGGATGGCGCGACGAGTACCAGGACGGCATGTGGAAGTTGACCCAGCTCCGCCTGATGGAGTGCGTCGACGAGCCGGATGGCGAATACGGCGTGAAGTCGGTCAACCAGGTGCGCGTGCTGACGCCCGGCGCCTGGGAAGTCCACCGCCAGAACGAGAATAAGGAATGGGCTCTCTACGACAGCGGAACGACGAGCCTGGACATCATCCCGTTTGTCCCAGTTTATGGCCAGCGCACGGGCTTCATGACAGGACGGCCGCCGCTGATCGAGGTGGCGAACCTCAACGTCGCGCATTGGCAGTGCGCCAGCGACCAGCAGACCATTCTGCACATGGCGCGGGTGCCGATCCTGGCCGTCATCGGCGTCGACGACGATTTCGAGATGACTGTCGGCGCCGCCAGCGCGGTCAAGATCCCGACCGGCGGCGACATGAAGTGGGTCGAGCACACGGGTAAGGCGATCGACGCGGGCGCCAACGAGCTGGAGTCCATCGAAGAGCGCATGCGCCAGTCGGGCGCCGAGTTGCTGGTTCTGCGTCCGGGGAAGATCACGGCGACGCAGACCGCCACCGAGAATGCGGTCGGCATGTGCGCGTTGCATCGAGTCGCCAACAACATCGAGGACGCGATCAATCAAGGGCTGCATATAAAGGCACAGTGGGTTGGCGAGACGTCGGGCGGCAGCGTACGGCTGTTCAAAGATTTCGGTGCCGCTTCGCTCGCTGATGCATCGACGCAGATCCTGCTGGACTCCGCCAAGGAGCGCAAGATTAGCGACAAGACGTTTTTTGCCGAGATGCAGCGTCGTGGGATCGTATCGGCAGACATCGATTGGCAGGACGAGAAAAAGCTGATTGATGCCCAAACACCGGCCGTGCCGACGCCGCAATGACGAACCAGACGAAATAGGCAGTAACACGGAACACCAAGGCCACCCTGGCAACCAGGTGGCTTTTTTCATGCCGCTAGCGGACGCGATGCGGTGCACGGCCGGAAGGCCACCTTGATGGGCGGATGCCCGGGAAGTCTGATAATGCCATTTAAATTTAATGCCGACGGCACCATCGCAGTGGATGCCGAGAAGAAGCTACCAATTTTTGTCTACGCTGACGGCCGCGAAGCCGCGTTCGACGCGGACAACACGATCGCGACGATCGGCCGGCTCAACGGGGAAGCTCGATCCCACAGAGAAGCGAAGGAAGCGGCCGAGGCCAAGTTGAAAGGCTTCGAGGGGATCGAGAATCCCGACGACGCTCGCAAGGCACTGGAGACCGTCAAGAACATCAAGGACGGCGAGTTGATCACCGCCGGCAAAGTCCAGGAAATCAAGGATGCTGCTGCGGCATCCGCAAAGCAGGCCGTAGCCGAGGCCACCCGCGCCGCTGAAGCGCGCGAAAAGGCGCAGGGCGAAGAGATCGCCAAGCTGACCGGTCAGCTGAATAGCCACATCATCGGTGGCAGCTTCGCTGGCTCCAAGTTCATCGCTGACAAGTTGGCCATCCCTGCGGACATCGCGCAAAAGGTATTCGGCGAGCGCTTCAAGGTCGATAACGGCAAGCTGATCGCCCTCGGCGCCGACGGCAACCCGATCTTTTCCGCGACCCGCCACGGCGAACACGCCGATTTCGAAGAAGCCATCCAGGTGATGGTCGGCGCGTACACGCATAAGGATTCGATCCTGAAGGGCTCCGGCGCTTCCGGCAGCGGCGCGCACCAAGGCGCCGGCGGAGGTGGCGGCAAAGACCTGTCCGGCCTGTCGCCAGTCGAGCGCATGAACGCCGCGCGCTCACAAGCCAAGTAAGAACACCCCTTGCAGGACAGTAGTTAGCGGGCCGCCCCAGGCAACTCGGGCGGCCCTTTTCATTGCCGCGACTCGGATGACGAGCGGTGCACAGGCCGGATAGCCAATACACAGCAAACCCACCCGTCCGCGAATGCGGCAAAGAAAGGAAATAACATGGCTCTGACTCTTGTCGAAGCAGCGAAGCTGGTTTCTGGCGATGTGCTGCGTTCCGCAATCATCGAACTGTATGCCGGCTCGTCCAGCATCCTGATGAACCTGCCGTTCGAGAACATCAGCGGCAACGCCCTGAAATACAACCGCGAAAGCTCGCTGCCTGGCGTCGGCTTCCGTGGCGTGAACGAGTCCTACACGCCATCCACCGGCATCCTGAACCCGATCACCGAATCGCTGGTGATCGCCGGCGGCGACCTGGACGTGGACAAGTTCATCATCGACACCATGGGCGCCAACCAGCGTTCCGTGCACGAAGCGATGAAGATCCGCGCGCTGTCGCTGGCCTGGACCCGCAAGTTCATCAAGGGCGACACCGCCTCCGATTCTCGCGAGTTCGATGGCTTGCAAGTGCGCGTGACTGGCGAGCAGCTGATCGCCGCAGGTTCGACCGCCAACGGCTCCGCGTTGTCGCTGGCGAAGCTGGACGAGGCGATCGACCAGACGCTGAACCCGACGCACCTGATCATGAACAAAGCCATGGTGCGCCGCCTGACCACGGCGGCACGCACCTACACCATTGGCGGCTTCGTGACCTACGACAAGGACGCGTTCGGTCGTCCGGTGACCAAGTACAACGACCTGCCGATCCTGACGGTCGACCTGGATCACACCAACACCGCCATCCTGCCGTTCACCGAGGCTTGCACTTCCGGTACCGCAACCGGCACCTCGATCTACGTGGTCAGCATGGGCAACGAAGGCCTGGTCGGTCTGCAAAACGGCAACATCGACGTCCGCGACCTGGGCGAACTGCAAACCGCGCCTGTGTTCCGCACCCGCGTCGAATGGTACAACGGCATCGCTGCCTTCAATGGCCGTGCGGTGACGCGTCTGTGGTCCATCGCTGACGCCGCCGTCGTCGCCTAACCGCCAACTGAAAGGAAAGCATCATGGCAAATCTGTACTCGCAATTCACCTACGACAACGCGCTGCTGCTGAAAGCGGCGGGTCTGGTTGCGTCCACCACCACCGAGTCCACGATCCTCGATCTGGGCGCCGGCCTGGTGGATGGCTATCTCGTGCTGGACGTCTCGGCTGTCGAAGTGGCCTCCAACGACGAAATTTACCTCGTCTGCCTGGAAGGCTCCAACGTGGCCGCCATGACGTCCGGTTCCGTGACCCTGGCTCAGATCGAACTGGGCAACGCCACCGCGCCGGCCGATGCCGACACCGGTACCGGCCGCTTCGTGGTCCCGTTCCGCAACGAGCAGAACGGCACGATCTACCGCTACGTGCGCATCTACACGGAAGTGGCCGGCACGATCGCCACCGGCATTAACTTCGTGGCCTTCATCGCCAAGGACTGATCGTGACCGATCGCTACATCGAGGCGGAAGTCGCAGTCAACGAGAACGTCGTCCAACGGCGTCGCGTTCTGCTGTCTGATGCCGGCGATACGCCAACCACGACCGCAGCAGGGGTCGGGTTGGTGCCTGCGGCCCTGGCGCAGTCCGGCCAGGTGGTCGCAACCGAATACGGCAACGGCGTCGTCCATCAGACCGTGCTGACGCTGGCAGCATTGGCGCAAGCGGTGGTCAATGGCACCGAGTATCAGGGCACGAAGATCTATTCGTTCCCCGAGGGCCGTATTCTCGTTCTGGGTGTCACAGCGTCCCTGGCGCCCACCACGACCAGCGCGATTGCGGGCACGCTGAATTCTGGCGTGACTGGCGCAGTCGCCGTTGGTACTGCCGCCGCGTCCAACGTATCGCTCACGTCAACGATGGTCGATCTGCTGCCTTCGACCGCGTTTGTCACCTCCACAGTGATCAACGAGCCAGCCGCGGCGGTTGGCGCAGCATTGGCAGCATCGGCGCACTTTGACGGGCACTCGACCCACAAGGACGTCTATCTGAACTCGGCTTTCGCGACGACGACGGATGTGGACGCGGATGCGACGATGACGTGGGCCGGCAACATCACGATCACCTGGGTTTATCTGGGCGATTACTAACAGGTGGCGGGCGCAGGTTGCCCGCCATTTTCACAGGACAATCGAAATGATGATGACCGTCTATGACCCGAGCGGTAAGGCCCACACCATCGAAGCGGTCGATGCGCGGGAATATCTGAAGTCGGGCCACTACACCAGCGAACCGCCGGAAGTCTCGGGCGCCAACGATGCGGCCGGCGCTACCGAATCGCCCGCCAGCGCCACCGATGCGCCAGCCGACACCATCGAAGCGGTCGATGCGCCAGCGGCCGACAAGCCTGGTCGTCCCGGTCGCAAGTCGAAGACGGTCGAATAGGCCACACCATGCTCACCGAATCCCAGAAGGTCAATGTCCGTCGCTGGGCCGGATATCCGGTCTCCGGTGACGCCAGCGTGGTGGTCTACTCGGACCCAGTGTATTTCCACGCCGGTCCTCGTGATGGCTTGAACGCGTTGACACTGGATGGTCGCCTGGACCACATGACCGAGAGCGAAGAAACCGTCCTGATCGATACGTTCTTGACACCGATCGCCGCGCTTGAAGCCGCAATCCTGACCGTCGGCGACAACCTCGACACGAACAAGGCGGCCGTCTGGGAGCGCAACGCCAACGAGCAGAGCGACCGCGAGCGGTTGTTCAAGTCGGTCTGCCGGCGCATGTGTGCGTTTCTCGGAGTGCCGCCTGGGCCTGGACTGGGCAGCGGCAATGGAATCAGTCTGGTGCGGGCATAACCTTTGGAAGGCCAATCTATGAATGCCGATACGCCGGATGACTGGACTCCTGAGCAAAATGAGCTGTTCGCGCGCCTGCATAAGCTGATGTCTGAGAGCCAGTCCATTTTCATGCATCCAAACGCCCCGCGCCTTGGCGGCGCCGAATGGGCGACTGTTGCATGGAATTCAGCATGGGCAGCGGCCGAAATGATCGGGCGTGATGGCGCGTTGAAATTCTGCGACTCGGAGACGGGCGAAGAGTTGGCGGCCGAGCGCACGGGAATGCTGCAATGATGACCGGTGCCCGCCTGCAGGGCCTCATCTACGCGGGCTATGCGAAGTTGGCGGCACGCCAGGGCTCGATGTACGACGTCTACCGCTTTGACGAGCCGATCGCCGTCACGGACGATATCTACAAGATCGCTCGCATCCCGGTCGCGCTGGCCGCCGAGAAGAAGTTTGCGATCCCGAACAAGTACCAGACCCCGACGTGGTACTGCTACGCCGACGGCCGCCTGCTACAGCCGCGCGACATCCTGATCGGACCCGCGGGCACGTTCTACATCGGCGACATGCAGCCGAACCTGCCGATTCAGGCGGTTCAGACGAACCACGTGATCGCCATTGGCCGCGGCTCGTATGACGGCGGCGATCAGTCCATCGAGTTCTACGCCACGGGCATCCCGTGCTTCATGCAGTTCAAGCGCGAGGACATCAAGCAATCGCAGTACGCGACCACGATGGGACAGGCGATCACGCACTGGACCACGTTCATTCCGCTACCCGAGGGCACGCTGAAGCAGGACGACGTCGTGCAGGACGAGAACGGAATCCGATACATCGTCGACGCGCCGGATTTCACCAGCATCGGCTACGTCGCGCACTTGAGG